GCGCTTTGACGTCATCAGGAATCAACGCAGGATTGTACGTCTGCCGACTCGGAGTCGCTTCAACAGTGGCATGTGCCCCGCCTTTCTCATCACGTAATGAGAATATGCGAGACTTACCATCAGCTACCGAGTCGGTATAACCACCTACGCAGTGACCCATCTGCTCACCCTCGTTCTTGAGGGCTTTGTCTAGCTTATCAAAGTTGCCGCCCGTGCTGGAACGTGCAAATTGACGACGAGCATTCTCTTCGGTTGTGCCTGTGGCGGCATGGACATTACCCTCGGGGTCTGTGATCTTCCAGTAATGATTCTTGTTACCCTCAATCTTCTCAAACTTGTATTCAGGTCCAACTTCAGGCAACTTCAACTCATGAATGTTATATCCATTGCCACCTTCATGCACAATCGGGAAGTCTTTGAGGTGTTCCTTTGCCGCATTGGCTACCTGCTCAGCGCGATACTTATTGATCTTTGCTACATGCTTGACGGCATGCGGCACTGTCATCTTGTCTAATGTCTCAGGTTTGAGGCGTAGGTGCGCTGGCAGGTCAGAGTTATGAGCGATTGAGTTCTTGAGTTCGTCAATCAAATGCCTAAACTCTAAATCATTAACAAATCCATTGGCATCATGTACAGGAGTAGTCGGCTCAACTGTTTTTAACCACGGATTCTCTTCTAACGCTCTTTTCATTTGAGGAAAGGCTGTTGTACTTTCACCCTGCTTAACGCGCATGCCCGCACTTCGATTCCGGATTGCTTGGTCTGTCAGATTCTCCCAATGCTTACCGAGGGGGGCGCTAGCAAAACCTTGTAACGGCATATTAGCAGCAGCGCGTTGAACTTTTACATCCTCCATTGAGGGTGCGTAATTAGGATTAACATCTTCTATATTTTGTAGATGAGTGATTCCTTGGTCTGCCAACTCACGTACGGGGTCAGTAGGTGTCCCCATTTCATTCTTAACATACTTCTTGAGTTTAGAGTCGATCCAGTTGTTGATTACTCCATTTTGAGCATTACCTCTTAGAGCAGTTTGTAAAGATTCAGGTTGTTGAACCCCATCAAGTATGTCATTTCTTATTTGATTGAGGTAGCTTTCTTCTCGTATTGGTTTTTTAAATTGATCAAAAGCACTTAATGAGCTATCAATCCAATTACCACCTTTGTTTTTGACGGCAGACATGATCTGAGGATTCAAGAAGTCGGTATTGGTTCCTGGGATCAAAGACTTACCCGCCATAATACGCTCACCAGCGGCTTGACCGAGGAAGCGACCAGCGGGCGCGAGGGCAGGCACGCCCATCGCCGCGATTGAAACAGGTTCGCCAGATTCATAACCTTTGTTGTACGCCATGCCCGCAGGAGTGAATAACGAGTTCGGGTTCTGAGGCGGCAAGCCAGTAGCCGAGGCTGCAAAGCCTGTTTGCTCTGGTAATGGGTTCTTACCCGTTAGCATCTCTGTAAATGCAGCGGGATTGGTCAATAGGCGTTGCGCTTGAGCGGGAAGATTAGCAAGGTAATTAGCAGCCTCATCAAGAGTCGGTAATGAATCCAAAACCGAAGGGCTGGGCGCGGGAGTAGGGTAATTGGTTTGATACTGAGGAGAAGCTACTTGAGTAGCGTATTGCATCTCATCAACGCTAGGGGCTGGAACACCCAATCCGCTTTGACCACCTAGCAAGCCAGCCTGCTGCATGGCTGCGAGCTGGGCGTCAGTTATGCCTGTGACGTTTACTGATGAGGACGGATCATTATCCATGAGATTGACCTAAAGGGATTTCTGCAAATTATAGCTCATCAAACGGCATACGGGTTGATTCTGCGCGGTTGGGTCTCATCAACGTACATATCTGAGTTGTCAGGTACGTAGTCAGTAGTGAGGAAGCCCGCATCCCGCAGGTAGCGCAGAGCCTGTGACGTTGCGTCAACGAGGTCATCATGCCTCACCTCTGGGAATGCGCAGAGTTGATTGACGAGTGGATCACACCAAGTCCTATGCACCTTCGCCTTTGTTTCACTCTCGGGCAGGTAGACCAATCCACGAGCAATGATTGGCGAGACGATGTTGAGTCGCTGAGTCTTGTCGGCATGTCCAGGATTGTAAGCACGGACTGGAAGCCCAGCACGCTGTAAATCTTGAATGAGTGAGATGCCTGCGGACTTGTCCTCGATCAAAACTAGATCCACCTTCTTCCCGTTACCCCACTCGTCGTCATCGCCGTAGATTGAGCCATACTCCTCAACGACGCGCGGTCTCAAGTCGGGATACTGCATGTGCTCGGTCCAGCAGTCAATGACCATGGCGGACATCGGCTTGTCTGGGCTTGGTTTAAAGATTCCGAGTACCACGCAGGCAGTCGGGTCGTTTGCGGTCTTGTCGCTCGTTGCGCAGTCATAACTCTGCACCACGTACTGAAACTGAGGTAAGGGTCGGTCAGCTGGCCAGAGTTTGAACCACTGACGTTTGATGATGCCTGACTCCTCAGGGTCAATCAACTCGGCGTATAGCTCTTGACGTCCGAGGGTTGTGCCTTCGTATTGGAGGATCTGCTTCTTGAACGTCGGTGCGAGGTTGTCAATGTTGTCGTATGTGCTTGCTGACACGTAAGCAACGTCATCACCGTCACGCGCGACGAGGTCAACAATGAGCGGCTTTGGCTTCGGTGTCGTCGTGCAGATCAACTTAGGATGCTGTCCTAGGCGCATACCGAACTGAATCATGTCCCACGACTCGTCAAGGTAGTCCCATGCTGCTAACTCGTCCAGCCAACCATGATGAAACTGCGGACCACGGAAGCGTCCAGGCTCAGAGGCAGGAATACCCTTAATCATAGATCCGTTGATTAGGGTCAACTCGTTGAGCGATGACTTATAACCGTTGGGCGCGATGATCTCATGCGGTATGACGTTCAGGATTCCCGACTCACCCTCAAAGCAGGTATCACGAACGTCGGCAGACGTGGGCGCGGAGACAAGGTAACGAATGTTCGGCTGATCCCATGCTGTCCACCAGCACTCCTCAGCTGCGGTTCGGGTCTTCCCTGCGCCGCGCCCCGCGAGTAGCAACCAGATTGACCACCAATCCCCTGTGGGTTCTATTTGATGGTTACCTGCCACTGCGAGCCACGCCATGCGCTTCATAACTGCCGCGCGATGCTCAGGGGGAAGGTGGTCTAGCGGATTGGGCTTTGAGAGTTCCCGCTTGACAATCTCAGCAATGTTCATCCGATGCCGTGGAACTTTTCTACCTTGCGGACGAACTCAAGAGCTTGAGTCGAGAACTCATCCTCCGCTAAGAGCGGTATGTCAAACAATTCTTGAATATCAGCGAACGACATAGGACGCATATTGTCCCTGAATCGCTTCGGATTCTCACACCGACAAAACGGCAGCGTCACTCCCGTCATCAAACCTTGCAGTGGGATCAATCCTCCGCAGTTAGAACATGTGCTCATGATATTCCGTGGAACCGCTCAACAGCGCGGATTGCAGCAAAAGTCAATCCCTGATTCGCGGCAATCAATTCTTCTGCCTCAGTGAACGACATTGGCTTAGTCTTGATTGTCTTTTCTTCTTTCAAATCATGCATGAACGCCAACCCACGCTCAAGCGCGGCGATGTCCTCTATCAATTTGTTCTTCGGCATAGTGTTAAATCCGTCAACTGAAGCATTCTGCATCGGGACAAACCCATCTGGGTGATAATTATCATTGCTCAATTGTCTGCCTCTTTCTGTTTAGCCTCGAGGATTTTTGCCATAAGCTCTTTAGCGAATGTACCTGCTTGTTCTACTTGAATTGGGTCTCCGTCAGGACCGCTCATCTCAATACTTTGAGTCGGCGTTCCGTCTAGGCGGGAGGCTAGCTCCTTGATTGCAGCCATGTCTCCTTCCTCCGCTAATTTGAACAAAGCCTCAGCAATGCGTTCTAATTTCTTAGGATCTTGAACTAGCTTCCTCCGCAGGAGCGCTACAAAAGCTCCCCTTTTTACGCCGTTTTCATTGCCCTTCATACTCTCTGCAATCTTTTGATTTTTCGTAGCCATATACAGTTCCTACCTGATTGATTTCTGAGAATTATCCCTCATTTTTACGCAAAGGCAAAATTCGCTCAATAATGATCTGTTCATTTTTCATTTCTACCCTCGCTTTTCCCTCAGCAATGTCACGCAAAACACCAGTCGTCATCACCAGCATTATTACGGACTTCCTGACCTCAAACTGACACCATACCGCAAAAGCCGAGGCAGAAATTGCCCAAGCCAGCAGGAACAACTCAGCAATACTCAAACTAATTTCCATTATTTATCCCCCAGTAAAGGTGCACCGTCATCATTTGATTTGAAGATCAACTTCATCAACAACTCTTCCCTTGCTTTTCTAAATCTTTCATTAGCCAACTTTTCCATTGTTTGATGCCGAGAAATTGCTCTTGCTTTTTCTTCCTCAGTCCACTCAGATCCATCATTACTTTCAAACTCAAATTTAGTCATTTCATACTCCAACAAAAGTACTCGCCTGATCTCTAGAACAACAGGCAGGCAGGCGAGTTAGAACCCAACAGATACATGCCTCACCACTGGAACGCATGAATGCGATTCCAGGGGAGTTCCTGAATGGTAATTGCGCTGTGGTTTTTACTTCAGGTAAGTAAAACCCAAAAGTAGCAACAAAACTATAACCCATTAGGTTTAGAACTCGCCTGAAGCAGTTCAGGTAAGTGCAGGCAGGTTCAGGCAAGTTAAGTTTAATCATGGTAAGCCCAGTTACCAAGGGTTCTGACCAATCTGGCGTTTCTATGTATACCAAATTCCTTACATTGTTCAGGAGTCGGCACAATTCTTTCTACCATTCCGCGGTCAATCATGGTTGAAAATATATGTGGAATATTACTCTTGTCTCCCGCCACTTTTGAGTCTGTTATTTCCCCGTAAGTGCATCGTCCTAGGTCTTGAATCTGAGTGTTGATGAACTTGATTATTCGGCGAGCTGCATCGTCCGCTTTATTCTCAGCATTAACTACTTCGCGCTCCTTCTTACTGGAACTGACTAACTCAACTGAATAGTATGGAGATGACTCGTTAATATCCCCATAACGGTTCTTTGATTGCGTGGTGTGGTGGCGTAATACGGCTCGCACTTCCTGAATCGTCTCGCTGAATCTTTTCTTTTTTGTAGCGAGTATCCGTCCTTCAATATTCTCGTCTTCAAATATAAAGGCTGTACCCGTAGCGTTACCGCCCCAAGCCGACGCGCCCCTCGCACTCAATTCCTCTACCGCACTGGTCCTACTCAAAGTCTTTGAGGTATGCCCACTAATCCAGACTGGCATGTAGTTACGGTAAAAGAACTCATTGTTAATTACGCTCATCAGGCGGCTGGCTTCGCTATTGTCGTTTTCATTTTCAAGCACGAACGTAGCGGACGCAGTATCAAATACTGTAAGCGGTGGAATCTCCCGTCCGTCAATATTCACCGTAAAGTCTTTTGCGTATTCCGCAGTGAACTTAATTTCATCGTCATTCATACGGAAGGCGGGGATAATCTTTATCCAATACTCCCAATCATCGCGCCCCAACTTTGAATAATGTGAACGCATACCGTAACAAATGCGGTCGGCTTGCGCATGGTCTTCAGTAATGTAAAGAACGCGCCTACGATGTTTTACCGTCAATCCCGTTGGTTCGGTTAGGTGTGCTACTTGTAACGCGAGGGGGAGCAATAGGGATGATTTACCTTTACCTTCCGCACCCGCAATAAAGGTTACGCCTTCCCCAATAAATCCGTCAATAACCCAGTCAGGTTCAGGCAGGTAATCATAACTCAGCGGTACTGGTTTGAACTTCTCAAGAAATTGATCCTTCTTTTTATTTACTCCTAGTTCTTTTACTAGGTTTTCTCCTACCTCGGTTGATGAATATTCAGGATTCCTAGACGCATAATGATACAAAGTTCCGAGTGTTATCTCGCCACGGGAGTTTGCATACACATCATTCCATTGATCCTCAATGTCTGCGTCACTCGCTACGGAATGCTTTGCACCTGATGAACGCTTAGACCATTCGTAAAATAATCTATAACCATCAGGTATGCGCGCAAGTGAGAAACATATCTGCAACCATTCATCACGAGGGCAATCTGGGTCAATAAAACGCAATGCGCGTTCAATATCTTCCAATTGCTCAGGTCCAATAATGAGTTGTCCCAGAGAACCTTTGCGCTCTGCGGATTCATCTGATATATCTTTGTCTATTTTTCTTTTGATGAACGGCTTCAGATCAACAATCTCACCGTCTTTAAACATGTTACCAGTGAAGGTAAAAAACTTAGCACGGGAGTAATATTCCCATCCTAACTCACCTGAACGATTCTTACCGCGGAAGTATTCACCGTAACCAATGGCATGCACCCCGTTGCCACTCGGACTCATTTCTACGTATCCTGGTAGGCTTTGCGCTAATGAATCATTCTTGTGCTCTGTAATATTGTCTAGGTCAATCCCTTGCCAGTATCCCTCACCATCTTTACCGAGCGCAAAACCAAGACCAGTAAAGTTACCTTCACCTAATATCTCTACTGCTTTGTCATAAGTTACTAGGCGTTCTAAATCATCAGGGGTGTCAAGAGTACCACGGCGGAATGTCCCGTCAGCATAATACGGAACTTTTCTGGACTTGTTGCTGTTACTTTTATCTTTCTCACTGCGCCAGAGTAACCATCGCCGAGCATGCCGCATCTTTTCAGGGACGATATCCTTGAAGCCGTCATTACTTTTAATTTCCTCAGTATTGTAGTCACCGAGGTTAAATCCAAATCTGTTAGCCATTAATTGATCCGCTTTTGTTGTTCGTTTAACAATGAGTTCATTTTAGGTTCCTCACCAATAGCCGATTGGTTGCGTGGCCAAGCGGATGACTCGTGAAGGAGCTGGCGTATTGATGAGGAAGCTAAAATGAACTCAACCACGCACCTTGAATTATAGTTCATTTTACACGCCACGGGTTTCCCCTCACAAAATATCCCTTGCCTCCCTGAAGCAATCCGAGCTATAATTTCAACTGCTTCACCTTATAAACGCTTAAATAAAGGAAATACTATGACTTTTGAATTACCCGTAGCCGCCGTCTCTCCTTTGCAATCCGAGGGTCTCTCGCAGAAATACCAGATCATTCACACCACCGACGTAGTGGACATCATGACCGAGCATGACTTCATCGTTACGCAGGTACATTCGATGAAGCCTAGAGTCCGTGATCCCCGTGTTGTAGAACATTTTATTAGATTGCGGCACAAAGACTTTTCTCACGAAATTAACGGCACAATCCCTGAAGTGTTAGTAGTCAATTCTAACGATGGTTCAACTTCATTACGCATGGACGCTGCGCTGTTCCGCTTGATTTGCGGGAATGGTTTAATCGTCAAATCCGCTGATATCTATAGGTCTCGGCTACGCCACGTGGACGTGACTGAGCAATCAGTTATTCAGGAATCAAAAAAGGTTATCAACGCTGCAATAGAAGCCGCAAAGCGTATTGAAAAGTTTCAAAAGAAAATACTAATGGGTTACGCGGTATATGAGTTTGCATGCGAGGCTAGTGAATTAGCCCTTAAAATTGTTGGCTCCAATATGAATCCAGGAGACCTATTAGTTTCTAGGAGAGATGAGGATTCAGGCGCGGCACTCTGGAACGTCCTGAACCGAGTTCAAGAGAACCTAGTCAAAGGCGGAATCACTTATCGCACTCGCAAGGGTCGGCAAATGACTTCACGAGGCATCACTGGAGCCACGCCGTTAATTCAAATGAACGAACGCTTATGGTCATTAGCGGAGGACTATCTATGAACGCAAATGAACTAGCTGATGAATTACAAAGAATACATAATGAAGACATTGTTGATGGTGTTGCACCACAACTTGTAAATGCTATCGACATGCTACGCAAGCAACAGGCTGAAATAGAGGCGTTGAATAGAGAGTTATTGCGCTATAAATCAAATGGAGAAATGGGTTATGCAAATGAACAATGAAGCAGTAGCGTGGATGTTGTTGGGCTTGGAAGACCGAAAGCCAAAGTTAATTAACTTACAAGTGATTGACTATCTTGAAGGCACATGGATTCCACTCTACACCCATCCAGCAAAGACATTAACAGATTAGGAAATACTTAAATGTTGGAATGAAACGCATCCAGCGGTTGTTATGCTAAATGCTGAGTTACCTTTATTTGCTAGAGCAATACTAAGAAAGGCAAGTGAGAAATGAAAGCCACAATTCTTATTGAGGTTGATGATACTGACAAAATTACTATGACAACAGAAGGTTACGGCATTGCTTTGGAGATTGCAG